CCCCCCCGAACGTTCAATACATCATTGGTCAACTCGAAAGAGGAGAGTCTACTGGATACTTGCATTGGCAAATTATGGTTGCCTTCAAATCAAAGCAATCACTTAATGGAGTCAGAAGTACCTTTGGAAATGTTCACGCCGAGTTGTCAAGATCCTCTGCTGCCACCGCCTATTGCCAGAAAGAAGAATCTGCGATTGTGGGAACCCAATTCGAGTTGGGAGCAAAACCTTTTGCGAGAAACCAGAAAGTCGAATGGGAGTCTGTTTGGACCGCCGCCCAGTCCGGAGATTTGTCAAGAATCCCGGCGAATGTTAGAGTGGTCAATTATCGCACAATTCGAGCAATTAGTTCAGATTATTCAAGAGCTTCAGGAATGGAACGTGAATGTATGGTCTTCTGGGGCAAGACCGGTACTGGAAAGTCTAGACGTGCATGGGAGGAAGCTGGTATGGCAGCTTACTGTAAGGACCCCAGAACGAAATTTTGGGACGGTTATCAAGATGAAGAAAACGTTGTTATCGATGAATTTCGAGGAGGAATCGACATTTCCCATTTGTTACGATGGTTGGACCGATATCCGGTCCGTGTGGAGATTAAAGGAAGTTCGAAGCCCTTAAAAGCCAAGAAGATTTGGATAACATCAAACATTAGCCCAGTTGTTTGGTATCCAATGATTGATGAAGAAACTTTAGCGGCATTAATGCGAAGATTAGTAGTAACAGAGTTTACTTAATAAAAAATATAAATGTATGCAAGAAGAGTTTCTACTTATAATCGTCGGCCTCGTATCGCACGTCGTAGGGTTGTTCGTCGCACACGGTTACCATATCGTCGTGCAGTCCAGGTGCGTGTCCCGTCAACAAGAAGACGAAGAATTATAAGACGTAGATAGTTTACTTAATAAAAAATAATGGACGTTGATTATCCTCGTGGAGCAGTTACACGTTTCGGTGCTTCTGCTGGTTTAAATTTAATTAATACTGGTATTAGAAGTATTAAGAGATATGCGGAAGCTAAACAAGAATATGATAAGTTAAAAAAGAAATTGAAACGAAGTAAACCTTCATCTAAAAAAATGAAAACTATGTCAATGGGTTCATATGGAAAAGGATTTTACAAAGGAGGCTTTGCTCCTTTGAAAGATAGTACTGTTACGTATGAAGAAAAAGCTTTGAATATTGGATGTGGAAAAACTTTAGAAAATTATGGAAAGGCACAAGGAACTGAAATTGTTTGGATTGGAGCTACTACATTGAATATAAATGAGTTGTCTGCTGTTGTTTCGAAGGCTATACTTCGTAAATTGTATGCTAAGGCTGGTATTCATATAACTAATTCTGAAGTTATATTGAATTCTTTGGTTACCTTTTCTGGTACTCAAATTCCTAGTGGAGCTGGTTTTAAAGTACTGAGAAAAACTGTTGATAATACTGGTGCTACTGCACTTAATTGGTATAATACTGTTGCTACGGAAACTTTGACATCTGTTGCATCTAATTGTGGTTTACAACAAGAAATTGTTGATGTAGCCACAGCTGTTGTTGCTAGTTGGACTAATTGTATTGAATTATGGCAGATAGATAATACTGCTAGTACTGATGAAGGAAGACGTGTAGCTACTTTGAACTTGAATAATGAATTAATTCATTATAGTTCTAAAGTTAAGCTTGTTGTTCAAAATAGAACAAAAGGTGCAACTGGAACATCTGATGCATTAGATATTATTGATGCGCAACCATTGAAAGGAAGAATGTATTATTTCAGAAAGGGTAATCCAATTGTTCGTGAAATGCCTGGTACTACTGCTCCACCTAATACGAATAGTATAATGAGTAGGTGGACTGGTGATACTATAGTTTTGTATTCGGATACAACAACTGGTTATGATGGACAGTTAAAAAATCCTCCTCCTCCTAGTTTTTTTCAAAATTGTAGTAAGTCAAGTTATATTACACTTGAACCTGGTGATTTAAAGGATGTGAATTTGAAAAATGAAACTGTACAGTATTATAGTGATTTTTTGCGTTCATTGAACTGGATTACAGCTGGTACTGGTTTTAGACGTCAAAAAGCAGGTGACAGTATTTTGATTGCTTTAGAAGAACGTTTAAATTCTGGTAGTGCCAATCCTATAATTGTTAATTACGAAGCTGAAACTAGTATTTTAGCTTATTGTACGACTGGTAGAGTAGATCCAATAGTTAAAAGTTTTGGTGTTGCTTCTATATCTATGTAACAACTTAGCTCCCGAAGGGTTAGGGTCAGTATGCGTTAGCTTAACAACCTAGCTCCCGAAGGGTTAGGGTCAGTATGCGTTAGCTTAATGACTTAGGTCATAATAATAAAATTACTTATAAAAACTTAACTACATCAAGAACATATTGAAAAGCGGGGTCCGGTGACGGACTCCAAGATTCAGCTACCCCCCCAGAGTGGCTCCGAAGCTTGCGTAGGTCGCCTCAATCGGCGGGGGGGTATCTCAATGTTCCTATGCGTTAGCTTAACAACCTAGCTCCCGAAGGGTTAGGGTCAGTATGCGTTAGCTTAACAACCTAGCTCCCGAAGGGTTAGGGTCATTAGCCACAAAGTGAGAATCGTACCGCTCTGTATTACTTACTAAGAGCGGTTCTCAATTCTCATCCCTATTCTCAAGCCACACTGTGACAAAAGAGACTACACGTGGTTTTCGGGTCCTAATAAAAGTTTCATATATAAAACATATAAATACTAGAATGTATTTATGACACGTAGACAAGGAATCTTTTGGCTTTTAACTATCCCTCATGAACACTTTACTCCGTACACCCCCCCGAACGTTCAATACATCATTGGTCAACTCGAAAGAGGAGAGTCTACTGGATACTTGCATTGGCAAATTATGGTTGCCTTCAAATCAAAGCAATCACTTAATGGAGTCAGAAGTAC